CCGTGGAAGTTTCCTTCCCACAAGGCTTCATCCCTGTCCTCGCCCTGTCCATACATCGCAAGGAGATAGGACAGGTAGTTGTAAGACGACGGCTTTTCTGTTTCTTCTGCCATAGGAAAAATTCCTCCGCTAAAACTATACTCTCTTAAAAATAATAAAATTTTTTACTCTACGAACAAAGACAATAAAAAAACACCCACGTATCGCTACGGGGTGTTCTTTTCAACAACGAAGTTGATTAGCCGTTGGAACCGCTACCGCTACCACCGTTCGGAGTAGTAGTGAAGAACACATTCACATCGGCAGCCGGGTCGGCATCCTTGGTGATGACGATGCGTTGCACAAATTCGGCAACGACAGGTTCAATCGCCTTCCAAGAAGCAATAGCACGCTGCTGCTGGAACGGATTGTCGGCAACCTGCATAGTGTCGGTGAGGAACACAGGCATATAGGTAGCACAGACAACCGGTGCTTCAAACGGAGAGTTGTCGCTGCTGTAAGCACAGATAACTTCGTTCGGAGCCACGATAGCATTGGAGCGAATGACCGTGATGCCTTCGTTTTCCAAGGTGCCATACACGTGAGGACCGACAAGGTTGGTCTGCGGAGCAAGACGGAAGCCCGGGAGAGAAGCGATGTACTGACAAGCGACATAACCCGCAACAATCTTGTTAGCGTGACCCTTACCTGCACGAGAACCGATGGCAGCAGAAGCAGCCTGTATCGTGTAGAGGAAGGACTGACGATGTTCAAATTCGCTAATGCCCATCGGCTTGTTGAGGTTCCAAGTAATCGGCTTCCACTTGTTTGCACACTTGACATAGGCAGCAAGAATCTTTTCGGATTCTGCCATTGCCATATGACCCGTCAAATCAGCGAGAACTTCATCACTTGCAGCCTTACCGAAACGCTTGTTGAACTGGAAGGACTTGAAGGTGCCCATCATTTCCTTGAGACCGATGATTTCTGCGGTCACAATCTTGGAATCAAGAGCATATTCAATAGCAGGAACATCCGGAGCCTTTTCAAAGTCCACATCATAGGTCACGCCACCTTGGTAGCCTGCCGGGATGGAGAGAACAATATCACCGCCATCCTGCGTAGCCTTGACTTCAACCTTACCGTAGAAAGCCCACGGCTGACCTGCACCTGCACAAACACCGACAACATCTTCAACATTACCGCTCTTGTCCACAAGGCGAACGTTAATCGGCATATTCCAACGAATGTTACCGACACCGTACTTGATGCGGGCTTCGCCATCGGCAGCAATGACGAACTGGCGTTCGCTCATATAACCGGTCGGAGAAGCCTGCCAACCCTTGAGGGCATTGAAGGTGATGGCATCAAAGTTCTTGGCAGCGAGGGTAGCAGCATCAAGCGGACCTTCACCACTTTCAGCAGGACGACCACGGGTGTCAAGCCACTTCTTCCAAGCACCTGCAAAGGTCGTGTCGCCTTCAAACTTACCTTCGGCATCCATCCAACGGTCTTCCGGGAGGGACGGCAGACCGTTCTGTGCGGTGAGCGGGTAGCCGTGCGTGAAGGTCTTCTTGAAGTAAATGAGACCCTGCGATTCTTCAAGAGTCTGCACACTTGCCAACTGCGGAGCGATGGAGAGTGCGTAGGTTGCGGAAATGAGGTCAAGAGCGACACGCGGGAGAACACCAAGGCTAGAAGCAGAGGAATTTTCATTCACATAGCTTTCGTAACGCTTGTAGTTGTCCATCTGCTGACCGAGGTTGTAACGAGCGGTAGCAGAGAGGGTGCCCTTGAAGGACGGAGATTTAGCAAGTGCTTCAAACTGCTTGCTATAACGAGCATCGTAGCTTTCTACGAGGCGATTGAATTTCTGGTTGGACATTTCTTCAACGGAAGTCTTCATAATGTCTTCTCCTTATGGGTTAGGCTTTTTTGCCGATTTTGGAACGGAACTTCGCACGGGCTTCATTGCAAGCCTTTTTACGGGCTTCTGCAACAGATTCCTTGGATTCGGACTTCTTTGCAGCACGGCGGGCTTCAAGTCGCTTGCGGAATGCTTCTGCACGAGCCTCATTGCGGGCGGGAGCAGCAGTCTTCGGGGCAGAACGACGGGCTTCAAGACGCTTACGGAAAGCCTCACGGCTGGCAGCCTTGCGGGATTCTTCGGCATCCTTGGTTTCTTCACTACCTTCAACAGAAGCGGAACCAAGAACTTCTTCCTTTTCCACATCTTCTTCGGAGTTAGTGAGGACAGCGACAGTCACAGAGTTTTCGTTTTCCGGGTCGGGGGAAACGACAACTTGGATGTCCTTATCTTCGTCTGCGAAAACAACTTCCGTTTCGGCAGCGTTCAACTTGACATCGCCAACCTTCACGATATTGTCGTCTTCTTCACGAAGTTTCTTTTCTGCACGCTTGGCTTCAAGACGCTTGCGGAATGCAAGGGTACGAGCCTCATTGCGAGCAGCCATAGTGCGTTTGTGAGTAACCATAGGTATGGTCTCCTTGTTAGGGTTTCTGTTTCTAGTGAAGCGGGCGAACCCGCTCTCCTACAAGGGTTAATTTGTGCGTAATGCACGAATCGGCAGGAAATGTGCCCACCCTTTGACAACAGAATATAATAAAAAAATTGTGCGATTTTTAAAAAGTTACGAATAAAATGTCAAAAAATGTCAAATATAACAAGATACCTAAAACTATGTTGTAGGTAATTTGTTATATAAGTTAGGTAAAGTATTATATTTATTTTGTATGAAAGAAAGTGGGCATACAAAAAGAGTCCCGATTGCTCGGAACTCTTTGGATTTTTCTTCAACCCGCAACGAAACTTCCTACTTAGTTTTAAGCAGGCTTTCTTTCTTCTTCTGCATAGAACAGGTGTACTTCTTGGATTCGCCCTTCTTTTCTTCCTTGGGAATGTAGTCAAAGATTTCGGCAGCGACTTCATCAATTTCATTGGGGTTTTCTTCAAAGTACGGCTCGTCCTTCAAAGCATCCTTGATGTCTTCAAGGGTAGTGTCGGAGTCCAATTCCTGTGCGTACATTTCGGAGTCTTCTTCGGACCATCCACTGTTTCTTGCTTCGGACTTCTTTGCGAGGGATTCCTTCTTCTTGGACTCCATCAAATCCAAAGCGGTCTTCCCTTCTTTATCGGGATTGCCGTACTTCTTCCAAATAGCCTCGGCTTCATCGTTATACCACTTGACATCAAAAGCGTCATCAGTGACTTCACCCTTACCAACAGACATATCGGTGTCCCAAACGTCTGCGGTCTTCTTGTCGTAGGGCATATTAAAGTCGGTGTAGTCCATAACCATTAAGTTGGAGGGCTTATAGCCAATCTTGGAACAGAGAGTGTAGCCGTCCTGTTGGTACAAGTCGTCATCTTCCTCAAAGCCATCGCTCCAACCCATAACGAAACACAGTTCCGTTCCTTCTTCGGTCGTACCCAAAGTCTTCCACCAAACGGAAGCATCGGATGTCGTGAGTTTCTTAATAGCAGCATTAAAGTCCGCTGCGGTAATCTGTTTAAGTGCCATAATACACCTACTCCTTTGCCTTATTCGGCATCAATGTTAATGGATTCGTCCCCATCGCTGAAGGAATAGGAACCAAACTTTTCTTGTACTGCATTCAAGAACTTGTCTGCATTAGCCTGCGTGAGTTGGTCTGCGGTCAAGTTCATTTCAATTTCCAAGGTATCGCCCATCACATCACCGCTATCGTCTTCACGGGTAATCCTAGCGGTCAAAGTGTAGTCCACACCTCGGAGGGAGCGTTCCTTCATTTCAATGGAAGCAAAACCAACAATCGTGGAATCGCTCAAGAAATCAAAGATAGCATCCATATAATCGTCATACCCATCTGTTCCTTCTTCGGGAGCGGAATCAAGATTGTTGTCCATACAATAGGAATCGGATGCGTAATCAAAAGCCTTGTCAATCAAGTTACTCAACTCGCCATCGTGGTAGCCTGTAGAGTCAAAGTAACCCAAATTGCCAATAAACTCTCTGCGGAGTTCGGCATTGAAATCTTCACGCGTGGTGCCATCGGAATAGGTGTTCGGGATGTCTCTAACATCGTTGCCCTCCCAACCTTCACCGCTGCCGGGAACACCTTGGGTGTCGTTCATTTCATAGGATGCAAGCAGGTCTGTCGCTTGGTCCTTAATGAACTTGTCCCAAAACTCTCTAGCCGACACAGACTCGGCTTCATTCTTCTTGGATTCTTGAGCATAGATGTTCAAACTAGACATAGAACAACTCTCCTTAAAATTCGTTCAATGCAGAAATATACATTTTCATTGCACGCTCGGCTCGGTCAATGCACCCCTCGGCACTCAATCGGGACACTTTTTCGTATTCCTTCTCCAAGAAGGTGCAGAACATATCCTTGCACACTCCATTAGTAGTGCCCTTTTCATAGGAACTAGCGACCACTTCCACAGCGAGTTCACCCGCCTTCCCGAAGTAATGGACAAGCAGGGTAACGACAGAGGGGACTTCAACCCCTGTAGGAAATTCCTTGTAACAGACAAGTTCATCCTTGTCTATCCAAACGTCTTCCTCTGCCTGTGTGTAGCCCTTCATTCGGAGCATAGACAGGATTTCGCTACTGCGGGCGACCGCTTCGTGCAAGTGTATCTTCATCTTGGAAGACATACATTAACCTCCGAGGATGTAGGAAATCAAGCTACCATCGTTGGCTTCTTCCTTCTTGATAGACTTGGCTTCCAAGACCTTGAAAGTCTGCGGAGCGGGTTGTTCACGCTCAATGCTTTCATAGGTAGCACCGGCTCTACGGCGTTCCTTGACATAATCTTCATTCAAGCCGTTCTTGTTAGCGAACTTCAATTCACGAATGGTTTCTTCGGACATCTTGAGTTCGCCCTGCAAGTCTTCCACAAACTTGACGATGGACTGCTTGAGGTCTTCGGTCACTTCGGTAAAGTCTTCAAACTTGTACTTGTCGCTAGAACCGTCATCGCAGTTAGACATATCGCATCCGTCCTTGTCAAGACTTTCAACAATATATGTATTACCATCAAGTTCAACAGGTGCCCCAAGTTCGTTCGCCAAGGAAAGCAGGCTTTCTGCAACGCGTTCGTTCACAGATTCTTCAATGGCTGCTTCTTCTTCCTTCTTCTTGGATTCCGAAATCACCTTGGGTTGGGCATCAAGGAAGCCCGGGTCTTGAACAAAGTCAAAGCGTTCAAGTTTGTAAGTCTTCGGGTCAAGGATGTCATTACCTTCCTCGTCCTTGCCTTCGTAGTCGCCATCGGCACGGGAACTCACATACATCGTAGTGCCCGCTCGGAGGATGGTATAGAGGGTCTTACCCATATCGGTGTTATAGATGACCGATTCGGCAATACCTGTCTTCCAGTCAATGTTGCGGGTAATGTGGGAGAACTTGCCTTCGGCAATGTCTTCATCGGTGATTTCGGCTTCGTGACCAATGCGACCGAACATCTGTCCGTTCTTGAGTTTGCGTTGCACGTCTTCGTCCTTGCCCGCAACTTCCCAAAGTTCTTCGGTATAAAGACGATGATTACGGCTTACCTTGCCGGGGCAGAAGTGCTGTCCCTTGACAATGGCGAGAATGGTGCCACCACTCTTGGCGACTTCGGACTGTGCGGATTCATCAATGCGGGAAATGTCATCAATGAACTCGCACTTAAACGGAATATAATCTTCTGCAATTTTCTGCGACATAACTATCCTCTGTTATTAGACTTAACCACACCTGTAGGAACGGCTCCGAGAGACGCTGCGGATGCACCGCCACAATCTTCTTCAAATTCGGGCATATCCGCTATGTCCTGTTTATGCTTCTTGCCCTTCTTCGGGGACACAGATTCCGAAATCTTCACAGCGGAGCGAATAGGAGCGGTCACACTAATAAGGTCGCCAAAAACCCCATAAGTGCGGGGAAGCAAATCTTCGTAACGAGCCTGTGCTTCATCCCTGTCCTTGAAAGACTCCACTAACTTCGTCCCAAAAACGGTCGTGTAGGAAATAGACCAATTAAGCCCTTTAGACATACAGGTGTTCCTTAACGGTTGTGGACCTTAATCTTGAGGTGACTTTCGGACTTGCCCTTGGCACCTTCAAGATATTTAATCATAGATTCGCAGAAACTTGCGATGTCAAGTTCGTCATACGAAAGTTTAGCAAACGAATTGTCATACAGCCCATCCAAGCCTTCAACATCTTCCATCGCTTGATTAAACCAACCACCGTATTCGCCTTCACGACCCGGGGTTTCAATAGCGTCCATATTGTCAAGAGTTTCAAGGAACCCTTCACGCATCTTCTTGAATCCGTTAATGAGGGCTTCTTTCGTGCTTCTTTCAGCCATAAGATGACTCCTTTAATAACATTTTTCGGTAATGAACTACCCACACGCTGAAGACGTGTGGATTTCACACATCCTAGTATGTATGGTTTCCGAGGCTGCTACGCTTACGCATACCATAGTATCTCCTTCGGCATAAATTCCGAGTGTTCCACCCGTATTGTTTCTCATAATATACCTTATTCTTACGGGCAATTCAACCCACCCACGAAAGATGGATGGGATTTCTTGCCGTCCTCGTTAAAAATAACAACAAATTCGGGCAAGCGGTAGTCACGCCACATCAAAATAACACCTATGATTGAATATAACAGAATACCTACGGCTTTTCCACTTCAACATAAGCATCTGCGGGGACAATGACCCTAGTTCCGTCCGATGCTATGTGTTCCTTCCATTCGGGAGCACCGTTGAAATCCATAGAAGCAAGCGGGACGCCGTTCTTGTTATACAAGTCCACAACCACACTACGGAGCGGAGCCATCTTCCAATCTGCAAATTCGCTCACAAAGTTCAAAAACACCTTGACATTCCAAGAGTAGGAGAACAAGTCCCCCTGTCGGAACGACACAAGTTCTTCCTTGCCCAAGTCCTGTATAACCGTCAAGTTCAAGCCTGCCGTATTATACCCGCCCTCGGATGGAGTGCTTCGGTCTTCGTAGGCGAACTTCAAATTGATAGGGACGTTATGGATATTTTGGTATTCGGCAGCGAAGGCTTCGGAGAAGTCCTCAATAAGTTCTGCCTTGTTAGACACCAAAACACACCCCATTCCGAAGGATGCAGAAACGGTCTTCTTGAACCGCAACTTGCCATCGGGGGTCATCCCGTCGGCTATGCGAATGGAGCGTCTAACAATGTTCTCCAAGGAATCCCTCGTCCAAAACAAGTAGGAGTAGGGGTCTTCTCGGACGGTATCTCGGTTGGTCTCGGACTTCCTGTCCATCTTCTTGTCGGCTAGGTCTTGGTCAAGCAGGCGTTGGGGACCTTCTGCATCGGCTCCGTAGGCTACCTTCATAGACTTGTCAAAGCCCTGTCGGGTGAAGAAGTTTCGCATCTGTGCGAAATAAGCCTTGATAGCGATAGATTGCATCATAGCGGAAATCCCCCTTTAGAACAGGACTTTCTGTTGGGTTGGGGTGTGCAAGCCCATAAGCGGGCAGGCGGTGTTACAGTTGAGACCGAGACCCATACCATCACCAAGCATAATCATATCTGCTGCGATGGACAGGACACCCTTGGTTTCCACATTGGTGCCCGCAGGGGAATGCTCAATGCGGAATCCATCGTCCCCGCCTTGAAACTCAAATTGGGTGCCATCCTTGCGACCCTTGAGGATGTTCTTGCCCAAGCGGACATAAAATTCCTCGGTCGTGTTGGTCTCGGAGAGTTCCTTCGCCAAGCCGAGGATGTAGGCTTCGCACAAGTTTCGGACTTCCACGATTACCTCGTCCTCAACTTCGTAGGAGTAGGAGAGGGACAGGAGGGGTTTAGCCCAAAAGTCAAGGTGGACTTCCTCACCAGCGTTCATCGTGCATTGAACCTTGTAGAAGTCGCCAAGTTCAAGAATCTTGCACCGAAGGGTGTAAGTTTTAGGCGTGAGAGCCTTGCGGAGTGCAGATGTGCCCAAGTCAAAGTTCATAGCCTAAATATAAGTAAATTTTGTTATATTAGAGAATACCTATGAAAGCATATTCCTCGGAAAAAGCCATTATATCCCTAACCTCTTGGAAAGCCCGCATAGGGACGGTTGCAAAAACCCTTTTCAGCCTCCACAAGATGTGCCCGGGTTTCCACATAGTCCTAGTCCTGTCCGAAGACGAATTTCCGAAAAAAGAAGCGGAGTTGCCCGAAAATCTAATGCTATTTGTAGATAATGACCTAGTGGAAATCCTGTGGGTTAAGCAGAACTACAAAAGTATGAAAAAGGTAATCTTCACTATGAAGCGATACCCGACCGTCCCTATTATTTCTGCCGATGATGACTGCCTTTACACCTGCAACTATGCTGAAAATCTTTATAACGCTTGGGTCAAACACAAGGACACTATCTTTAGGTATGCTGCCCGCAAGGGTCACGAACGCAGCCCACAAGGTCCCTGCACTATTTACCCGCCCGAAGAAATCTGCCATCTATATGAGCGGGTTATGCCCGACCTTGATTACGGTGTAACCGTGGGTGACGACGATGCTATTAAGCGTGCGATTGCCAAGAACAAAATGAAAATAGGTTGTCTTGGATTAGACAACCCGTTCGTGTTCCACACAACCGTGGGTGCTATGCACAAATGCCAAAAACACATTGAATTTTACAAAGGATGCTTCAAATGAAACAATACAATGGTGAAAAAGCAATAATATCTTTAACTTCTTGGAAAGCCCGTATAGGGACTGTTATAAAAACTCTATACTCCTTGATAAAGCAATGCCCGGGTTTCCACATAGTCTTGGTGTTAGCCGAAGAAGAATTTCCACAAAAAGAAGCGGAGTTGCCCGAAAATCTAATGCTATTTGTAGATAATGACCTGTTGGAACTCTTATGGGTGTATAAAAATTACAAGGCTATGAAAAAAGTAATCTTTACAATGCAAAAATATCCAAACGTCCCAATTATTTCTGCGGACGATGATTGCATCTACATCTGTAATTATGCACAAGAACTATACGACAAATGGAAACAGAATAAAAATTGTGCTGTAAGGTATACGGACTTTTCAAAATATGACGGATATACAGGAACACAAGGACCTAGCACCTTATACCCCCCAATCGCATTCAAATTATTTTTAGACAAGATAAATG